CTAATACCTGGTGGCCTTTGGCATAAAACAAGAATTGTTTGGGCAGGTGATTATGCTGATCCAGATAACGATAATATAAAAAATCTATATCAACAATATGCATCAGAAGAAGCTGAAGCTTGCAATGTATCTCACGAAGTGGAAGAAAAGGCGATGTTATTTGGTAAAGTAAATAAATATGGCTTTGGTAGATTTATAGTAAATCACACCCAGAACCAATACATAGATAAAGCAACACTACCTAAAGATAAGGATGGTTGGACTATACATCCACTACCATTATTAACTTGCGAAGGAAACGGAAGAGGTGGTGGAGATTTTCGTGGAGATAATCCATGGATAGGTAAATGGGCTAGAGATGTTATATCTATAGAAAAGAAATTACCTGTACGAAAAATGAAACCATTTAAAGATTTTAAATACGAACAAATCTTTCCAGATTTTAAAGAATAAAGCTATGAAAGAACTAAAATTAGATGAACAAGAATTAGATTATATAACTATGTTAATAGAACAGAATTTAGATGACGATCCAGAGGAATATGGAGAAAGCCACAAACAAATGTTGGAGGACTTGTATAATAAATTAATAATCTTAAATAAATAAAAATTATGGAGTTTTCGTGGGATATGGATTATAGGTTTCTATTTGGCATAGACCATTATGAAACTGACTTAACATTTACAGCATATTATGAAAAGTGTATTATGATATACTTTGCCATATTTGCATTTAATATACACATTAAAATTAAAAAACATGCCTAATTATTGTTGGAATCACGTTACTATAACAGGTAACAAAAAAGAATTAGATAAAATTTATAGAAAATTTAATAAATACAAAGACTGTAATTATTTTACAGCATTTGGTGACTTTATCTTAGGTAAAGGAAAAATAGATGACGATCTAGACGCTATAAAAGCTAGATATGGAGATGATTTTGACACCGTCTATGTCTATGGAACTAGATGGTGGGAGTTTGAAATCAGTATGGAAACAGCTAAAGATCCTTATCTTGTAATTTCAGGAGATAGTGCTTGGTCTCCACCTATAGAATTAATACGAAGTGTATGTGAACACTTTAAAGTGCGTGCTCATATAGAATATGAAGAATCAGGTTGCGACTTTGGAGGAGAAACATTTATAGAGGAAGACGGATCTATGGACGACAAGTGCTATAGTTATGGAGAATGGAGGTATATATGTGATCCAGACCACCACATAGAAGAGGATCTAAGAGAATATTATTACGAAGGAGGAATAGATGAATTAGATAACGATATTAAAGAAGGTAGACTTAGCTATATGGATAAAGAACATATATGCGAATTAATAGACCTTGTAAGAAAGGACGCTGAAGATATAGTTATTGAAAAATAATTTGTATATTAGCTGTCCTTTTTTTCAGCATTATAAACCTTATAAATCAATAATTTATGAATAGTAACCAAGAGGTAGCTAAAATAGTTATCGGCAAGATTTTGCATAAACCAGAATATTATTTTACCAATTACCAGATACTTCATCATAAATTATTTTTAGATTATGTAGATGAAAATTTATTTAAAAGAATCAAAAAGAAGCTTGATCAAAGTTTACCTGTAGATGAAGCTGTGCTTATATCAGAAATAGATGATCCAAATCTTATAACTAGAGTTACAGAATATTCAGAAGCAGCTTATACAAGAGCTGATTTTATTAACTGTATATCTATACTAGATGAAGCATCTAAAAAACACCAACTTAAATTGTTAGGTTCTGATCTAGTTAGCATGTCTAATAATGGTAAACCTGTTATGGAAATCTTAGAAGAGATTCAAAATAAACTATCTAAAATTAATTTAGAAAACAAAAGTAACATAGCAGATTCTGCTGTTCAGCTTAGTGACTATGTAGATGATATAGATAAAAGAATGAATACTGATGGCCCATTAGGTGTGCCTTCTGGTATTCAATCTGTAGATAAATTTACAGGCTGTTGGCAGAATGGAGAGTTAGTTATTATTGCCGCAAGACCTTCTATGGGTAAGACAGCAATAGCAACTAACATGGCTTATAATTCAGCCAAAATGGATTATCCATCTGTTGTATTTTCATATGAAATGGGATATAAACAAATCTATAACAGAATAGTTTCATCTAATACTGGCATAGATAACAAATGGATTATGAAAGGCGCTATTACAAGTGATGATAGAGCCAAGATTCAAGATGCAGTAAATGATCTATCTAGTATACCTTTGTATATAGATGAGTGCAACGATTCATCTTTAACATATCTGTCAAATAAAATTAGACAATATGTAATGAGTGAAGGTGTTAAGATAGTATATGTAGATTATTTGCAATTAATTACAAACAGAATATATACTAAGAGTAGAGAACAAGAAATATCTTCTATTAGTAGAACATTAAAAGCTTTGTCTAAAGAATTGCAGATACCAGTAATTGCACTATCTCAACTAAATAGAGGAGTAGAGCAAAGACCTGACAAACGACCAATGTTATCAGACCTAAGAGAATCAGGAGCTATAGAACAAGATGCAGACATTGTATCGTTCTTATATCGTCCAGAATACTATGGTATTTATCAAGACGCAGATGGAAACGATACAGCAGGAATGACTGAATATATTATAGCAAAAGGAAGGAGTATAGGTACTGGAACTATTAAACTTATGTTTAAGAAAGAAACCACAAAATTTGAAGAATAATGGAACAACAAGTAAGTAAAATGAAAAAACTAATTAGAAAATATTGTTTATACGGTTTGATACTAACCGTTGTATTTTCCTTTGGTTATTTTGTTATCCAAGCAATAACATTTGCAATAGGTATGATAGTACCTGTTATGATTATTGCAGCACTTACCTGGTGCATCATTTATTTGATGTCTCAGTAAATATTCGTATATTTACATGGTGGGAGCAGATAATAAAATACTATCTAAATTACGTCAAATTGAAGATAGAGTTTCCAAAGAACTTAATGTAGATAAGAAGTTAGTTAGAACAATAATCCTTGAAACTTTTAAAGAAGTAGGTACAATTCTTTTACTAAAGAATAGTCCTGTTATGATTAGAGGATTTCTAAAAATAGTTGTGGCTATGAGAGCTGCCAAGAAAGCTCTTACAAATTATAATAAATTAGAAAGCAGAGAAAAATGAGTAAAATTAATTTAAACGATTTAAAGCAAGAACTACCATATAAGTGGAGAGTTCAATCAATCCGTTATGGAAAAGCGTCCTGCGTAGCTTATATTGACGCTAGAGACGCAATGGATCTACTTGATAAAGTAGTAGGTCCTGAAAACTGGCAAGACGAATATTATGAAGCATCTGGCCTATTGATGTGTTCTGTTGGTATACGAACAGAAGATGGCTGGGCTTACAAAGCAGACACAGGAACAGAATCAAATGTAGAGAAGGACAAAGGACATGCGTCTGATGCATTCAAAAGAGCTTGTGTAAAGTGGGGTATAGGTAGATTTTTATACAATTTAAAAATTATTACCCTACCAACTAAAACAAGCAACGGAAGAGAATATCCTTATTTTGAAAAACAAGATAAGATATTGTATGGAGGAGAAGAATTAAGTAAAGTATGTAATTATATAATGAAATCTAAAACTAAATAATCATGGATTTATCAAAAGACTATAGTCAAAAACCACAGAACAATCAAAAGAAACAATATCCTAAACGAGAATATTTGAGAGAAGGAGGATATATTGTAACTATTAAGAAAACACAAACATCAGCAGCAAGAGAGGACTATAAAGGAACTCCTTACTTTGAATTTATTATAGAAACTAATGATGGTAAATCACAGTTTATTAAATTCTGGAATACAAAGCCTGGAGATTCAGAAAAAACAAAAGAGTTTAAAGCAAGATTATTAAAAGAATTTTTAATGAATTGTGGCGTAACTACATTTGATAGTGTTGACGCAGCTTTAGATTCTGCTGTAGGCAAACAAGTAGGAGTATGCCTAGCATACAAAGAGTATTGGTATGAAGATAGGAACACAGGAGAACCTAAGATGGGTAAAAGAATAGAGTATAAATATTCTACTACAGCTGATAAGGTTCCTGTATATAAGGATTCATACAGTAGACCTATGACAAATGACGATATTAATGCATTTAAGTCTGCACACAGTTTATGGGAAAAAGGAGCTGAAGCTATGAATCTTGGTAAAAATGATTTAGATCTGCCCTTCTAGTGAGAAGCCTTAAATTAAAACACTTAGCAAAAGTTAGTGGGAGACTAATAACTCCTACTGACTTAGTTAAGTGGAATAAGGATCTTGACTATCACAATAACAAGTACGTTGTTATCACAATCAAAAAGTATGATAAGAAAAGAAGTAACAATATTAATAGTTACTACTGGGGTGTAGTTGTTGAAATGTGCGCATTAGAAAC